TGTTGACGGCGCAAGCGGCCAGAATGTTCTTGCCAACGACATGAAGGAGGCTGGACTTAAAAAGCCCATCCTGCCATCCGTTAAGGAAATAATAGTAGCGAACTCTGTTTTCGAGCAAGGGTTATTCCAGCAATCGCTATGCCACAGAGGGCAGCCCTCTCTTGCACAAGTAGTCACTAACTGTGAAAAGCGCAACATAGGAACTGGCGGCGGTTTTGGCTACCGTTCACAGGTTCAGGACTTCGACATATCACTTATGGATAGCATGATACTGGCTCACTGGGCTTGCCACAACAGCAAGCCGCCTAAAAAGCAGAGAGTAAGTTATTAAGGAGGTCTGTGTGAAGATTCCCAAAAAAGTACGCATAGGGGGCGTGGACTATGAGGTAAAGTATGAGGAACGGCTCAAAGACAACCCCGACATATTTAAATAGCGGTCATAACGACTGCTGTTTTTTTATGCACTTCGACCCGAAATGTCGTTAAACTTGTGCGAATAATCGAGGGCGTTGCCTCGTTAAAAAACGAAAGGAGCGTTACCAATGGCACTTACCAGAGATTTCTTGGAGGGCTTAGGCGTTGAAAAAGATGTGGCCGAAAAAATTATGAAGGAACACGGTAAAGCCGTTCAGGAAGAAAAAAACTACGACACCTTAAAGCAGGATTATGAGCAGCTGAAAGATAAGTTCGGAAAGCTCGAAAAGGCAGACGAAGAAAACGCCACCTTTAAAGCCCAGCTGGCAGAGAAAGAACAGCTTATCAAAGACTATTCGCTCAAAATCCTGAAATATCAGGTAGCTACCGAAAAAGGCATACCATTAGAGCTTGCAACCAGGCTCTCGGGCGACACAGAAGAAGCACTTAAGAAAGACGCCGAAACTCTGGCGTCTTTTGTTTCTGCAGGGGGGAAACAGATTCTTCCCCTTAAGCAGGAAAGCACGCCCAATGACGACCCCTATAAAGAACTTGCATCAAAATTTACTAAGGAGAGTTGATAATTCATGGCATTAGAAAGAGGTAATTTATTTGACCCCAAACTTGTGGGCGACCTTATTAATCAGGTTAAAGGCTTCAGCTCATTAGCTAAGCTCGCCCCGCAGATTCCTATTGCTTTCAACGGCAATAAGGAGTTCACATTCACAATGGACAGGGAAGTCGATGTGGTAGCCGAGTCCGGCGCAAAGTCACACGGCGGCGTTACTGTCGGCGCAAAGACAATCGTACCTATTAAGATAGAGTACGGCGCAAGAGTCTCTGATGAGTTCCTGTATGCCTCCGAAGAGGAGAAGGTAGAGCTCTTAAAGGCTTTTGTCGATGGCTTTGCTAAAAAGGCAGCAAGAGGTTTAGACCTCATGGCTTTCCACGGCGTTAACCCCCGCACAGGTCTTAAATCTGCTGTTATCGGCACAAACTGTTTTGACTCCGCTGTTTCTCAAACAATTCCTTATGTAACAGCAAACCCGACCCCCGATGCCAATATTGCAGCCGCAGTAGCACAGGTTCAGGAAGCAGGCTACGACGCAACCGGCATTGTTATGGCTCCCAGCTTCGCAAGCGCACTCGCTGCTGAGGAAATTAACGGCGTTAAGAAGTACCCGCAGCTTGCGTGGGGCGCAAATCCCGGCAGTCTGAACGGCGTGCCTATTAGCATTAACCGCACTGTTTCAGACATGAGCGGCGAAAGGGGCAGAGCCTATGTCGGTGACTTCGCAAATGCCTTTAAGTGGGGCTATGCTAAGGATATCCCGATGGAGGTTATCCGCTTCGGCAACCCCGACAACGATTCCGATGCTGGCGACCTTGCAGGTCACAATCAGGTTTATATCCGTTGCGAACTCTATCTCGGCTGGGGCATTCTTGACGGTTCTGCTTTCTCCCGTGTTATCGCTGAGGAGCTTGCAGGCCCTCTTACCCTCACAGTAGCAGCCGGTAGCACAGACGGCACAACCAAGATTACCGTCACTGAGCAGAAGGGCGCAAACAATTCCTACATGATAAAGACCAACGGCGCTGTACCCCGTAAGGGCGCACTCCTTGAAGATGGGGTGGACGGCTGGCGTGATTACACTGCAGGCGCAGACATAGTTGCTAACGCTGGCGAGACAATCGCAATCGTCGAAGTTGTGACGTCTACTGGCGCTGTTGTCAATGGCGCTGTTACAGACCCGCTCAAAGCAACTAACATTAAATCTTAACCTAACG